GCAGGGACTTGCCGATCAGGGACAGCAGGGTGGCCTTGTTCGGGTCCCCCACCGGGCGGCTTTCGATTTCCTTGCGGAAGTGCGGGTCGGCCAGCCCGACCGTCAACACTTCCTGGTTCGACTTGACGCGGTCGTCCGATTCCTTTTTCAGCTTTTCTTGCGTGGCCTTAACCTGTCTGTCTACGTCGCCGATGCCCTGCCCGAACAGCGTAGAAGCGCCGCTGCCCATGCCCTTGGCCGCTTCGGTCATGAGGTCGCGCAGGGTCTTGAAGTAGGTCAGCGCGGCTTCGTTGCTTTTGTCTTTCGCGAGCAGCAGGTTCGAGACTTCCGCCCGGAACTCCACCAGGCCAGAGTTGGTGTCGTTGGTTTCGGCCAGCAGCTTGGCCTTGGCCGCGAGCTGGCCCACTTGCTTGCGGGCCACCGTCTCGGCCGCCTCAACTTCAGGGTTGTTGAGAATCCGCTCGTTGAGGGTTTGGCCGAACCATTCGAGAACCTGAAGTTGAGCCGACGCGGTCAACTTCGAGCTGCGGTTCACAATTTCCTGAACCTGCTGGTCGCTTTTGTACAGCTCTTGAATCGCCTTCGAGGTGAATTCTTCGGGCGTCTTCGGCGCTCGATCACCCATCTCCCTGACTTGTTTGTTGGCCAAGACCAGCCGGTTCACGAGTTCCTTGCTGATCCCCGTGATGGCGCCACTCACGTCCTCGCGGGCGCTCTCCATGGCGAACATCATTTGGTCGAGGTCTTTCTTCGGCATGTCGGGGAATTGCTGCTCCAACGCCGTTCGACGCACCCGGCGCTGCGTTTCCGTCAGGCTGGTGTAACTGTCCAGAATGTCCGTCAGCGCCTTGTCCGTCAGCAGCATTTCAGGCCCGAACGTGTTCGAGACCATGGCGTTGAGGTTGTCGGCCGCTGCCGACGCATCGGCGATCCGCGAGGCAAGAGTGCCCGGGGCTTCGCCGTTGCGTGCCGCCTTGACGTTAAAGCCGATGGCTTCCTTGTTGTTTTCCTCCTGCGACAGCTGTGCCCGGCTGATGATGCCATCGTCGCCGCGAATGTTGTCTCTGAGGTCAGCCTCTTTGCCCTGGAAGCGCTTGCCGTAGGTGAACGGGTTGAACAGTTGGCCGAAGTCGACCACCGCATCCACGCTCTGCTGGAGCAGGGTGCGCGGTTCGGCTTTGATCCCGGCTTGCTTGCGTTCCTCGGGGGTGAGCCCGCGCGCCGCATTGCGCAGGTCCGTCAGCCGCTCCATGCGCTGGATTTCCTGATCGAGCGATTGAATCACCTCGGTCAGGAACCCCAGAATCCCTTCGGAGCGGCTGTAAGTGAAGCCGTTGATGGTGGAGATCAGGCGGGTGAAACTGGCGTTCAAGCCATCCATGGTGACGCGGGCGCCCTCGGCCGCTGCCCGGCCGAAGGTGATGCGGGTTTCGTTCTCCGAAAGTTCCTTGAGGTTCCCGATCATCGCCTTGATGGCGTTCGTCGAGCGCACGTCAAACGCCCGGCTCAGGACCATCTGGCCTTCATCGTTGAAGCCCAGACGCTTGAGTTCCGTCAGCGCCGCAACCAACGGGTTACGCGCCTTGGTGAACTGGAAGAACCGGGCCTTCACCGCCTCGGCGCCCATGGTCTCGCCCAGCTCGCGGTAGCGGGTCTGCAGGGCCTGCACCAGCTTGTCGTCAGGGGTGAAGATTTCCAGCATGCCTTGGCGCAAACCAGTGGCAGTTGTGGACGCCTTGAGGCCTGCGTTTCTCAGCGTGGCCACGGCCGCGAGGAATTGTTCGGAGGTCAAGCCGAAGGACTCGGCGGTCTGCGCGCCGAGGGACAGGATGGTCTTGAGGTCTTCGGCGGTCAGCTTGGAAATGTTGATCGCTTTCGCCAACTGGTTCGCGATCACGTCATCCGACAGGTTTTTGAACACCGAACGGGTGGTGGACAACAGGTCGGAGGCGACCTCCAGATTGGACCCGGTGGCCGCCGCGAAGTTGGCCGTGGCCGCCAACGCCGAGTTCATTTCCTCCACGGACACACCGGCCTGCGCCAGAATCTTGGCCGCTTTGGTCAGCTCGATCAGGGAGAACTTGCTGTTGCGTGCCACGTTGAGCACGGTCTGCCCGAGGCGGGCCATCTGCGAGTCAGTCGAGCCGGTGACCGCCTGGATGTCCAGCATCTCGGTCTGCAGTTCGACCACGCTCTGGGCCAGCGCCATGAACGCAGCGGCCAAGCCGTACAGGGCGGCATAGCCCACGGCGTACTTGAGGAACGAGCGCAGCGTGCTCTGCAGCAGGTTCATGCCTTGTTGGGCGGGTTTGGCGGCGCCCGTGAGGACGTCCAGGTCTGCCGCGAGTTTGCGCGCGCCGTCCCCGGCATCGCGAGCCGCCTGGTTGCCTTCACCATGGGCGTGAGTCAGTGCACGAGCTTGCTCGACCTGCTCGCGCAGGCGCGCGGCCACATACTTCTGCGCCTTGCGTGCACTCTCCTGGTCTAGGCTCTCCAGCCCGCCGTCGACTCGCCCGGCGTTCTCATAAATCTCGCGGCCCTTGGGGAACAGGGAACTGCGGATGGTGTCCGGGGTTCGCACCTTTTTCGGCAGGCTGGCCAGATCATCGAGGCGCTGGTTTACGTCGCCGATGGTCTTGGCGTACCGATCCGCATCGGCCTGCGCGTTCAGGAACTCCTGACTACCAACCTTCAGCGACTTGCTCGCGCTGTTCTGCTGTTTCTCCAGTTCCCGCAGTTCGCTGGAGGCATAGTTTTTCGCCTGGCGAAGGGCGCGGACATCGGTGAAGTTGCTGAAGTCGCCGTTGGCGCTGTCCAGCAGGCGCTTGCCATTGGCCATTTTGTCGGCGTTTCTGCGCCGCTGTTCTTCCGAAGCGCGCACCACATCCTGGTAGCTGTCCGCTTTGGTCTGTTGCTTGGTGGTCGCGCCCAGCGTGTCGACCCGGTCTTTCAGTTTGCCGTAGAAACTGGAGTGGCGCAGGGCCTCGGCGGCGGCTTGCCGGGACTGATCGCTGGTTTCGCCGAACGCCTTGGCATACGCGGTTTGCAGGCGTTTCAGGTCGTTCATTTCACCCTTGACGAAGCCCAGCGCCTTTTTGGCTTCGTCGAGGTTGGTGAACCCCTCGGTGCTGAGACCCACGCCGCCGCCACGCTGCAGGGCTTTACGCCCGGCACGGTCAGACCGGCCACGCAGTATCCGCGCCTGCGCCACTTCGGCTTCGGTACGGGCGAGGGCTTCCGCCTTGGCGGCGTCCTTCTTGCTCAGCTTTTCACGGGCGCCTAGGGATTCTTGGCGCGCTCTCAGGCGGTCGACGGCCTGACTGGCGCCGTCCAGTTCGCGAAGCGTTTGCTTCGCGGTCTTCGAGTCCGCGCCGAAAATGTCCTCGGTCAGCTTGTGGATCTTTAAGCGGGTGTCGTATTCCTTGCGGGCAAACTCCAGCCCCAACTTGGCGTTACGGGTGTTGGCAATCCCGTCGACGTTGCCGCGCTGCGCCATCTCGAAGTATTTCTTGCCCTCGGGATTTTTCAGGGCGGCACCCCGGGCATCCGTGGCCAAGTTCTGCAGCTTGGTGGCTTGTGTTTGCCGACGCTTGGCCGCCTGCACCTGCTGCCGCTCGGCCTTTGCGGCGGCTTGCTTGGCTTCCTGCGCGTCCTTTTTGTCCCGCGCCTCGATCACGGCCAGTTCTCTGGCGCGGGTATCCAGATCGGCGAAGGTGCGCGCCGCCAAGGCCTGCTTGCGCTCGGCGCGGAAAACCGCCGGCGAGTCCGGGCCGGAGCGGTCGCGCTCCAGCTGCACCGCCTTCTCGCTGGCGGTCAGCGCCGACGCAGCGTAGCCGCGGCCCTGCTTGGCTGCGGCCGAGGTGGTGATGTCGCCTGCGTTGCCCCGGGCAGCGGTCAGGAAGGCCTTACGGCCTTCCGGGCTCTGCGTGGCCTTGATCCGGCTGGCACGCTTGAGGGTTTCGGAGGTTCTCGCTTGCGTGGCCTGGTCGCGGACCAGTTTGTTTTCATCCCGCAGCTTCTTGGCCGCCGCTGCTGCGTTGGCTTTGTAGCTGGTGGTGACGCGGTCGATCATCGGCGAGACGTTGCGGGTGATGGCTTCAAGTTGCTTGAAGACCGACTCCATGCCGCGCAGTTCGTTGATAAACGGCTGGCCCGCACCCTTGCCCGCAGTGCGCAGTTGCTTGGTCACGTCCACCAGGCCATCCCGGTAGACCTTGACGTCCTCGAACGCCTTGCGCAGTTGGTGCCGTTGCCCGGCCGTCAGCGTTTCGGGGTCGAAGCCTTTGGTGGCCGCGCGTTGCAGCAGGTCGCGTTGCTTCTTCAGGCGGTCGGCGACTACACCCAAAGCCTCAGCCTGCTTGCGCAGGCCCGCGAAGTCATCGCCGGTGTTGACCTCCAGCGAGGCGAGCTTGCGCTTGACCTCTGCGTAGTCCTCCGCATTCAGCCGCAGGCCCGCATTGATCAGCGTCGTTAGGACAATGTCTGCTTCGGCCATGGCTTAGAACCCCAACTTTTTCATCTGCTCGATCATGGAATCCACCGACTGCTTGTCGGTCATGTCGATGGTGTGGACGTTGTCTGCCTGACCTTTCAGTTCGCCGCCGTTGCCGAGTAGACAGGCCTCAAAGCGGCACCGCAGGTCCTGCCAGACGTGGGCAGTCTTGAGTTCGATCATGGCCTTGACCACGTCCATCTCGGTTTCGCAATACAGGGTGTTCGCGCGCTGCACGTCGTAATCGGCCAACCACAGGCAGAGCTGGTCAGTCGTCAGGGCATTCAGCCATGCGGTGTACTTGGCGCCGTAGCCGTTGCTTTTTTGCCCGGCGGATTTGGTTTGTTCGGGGGCGGGGGGTGGTTCCATCAGGCGCTGTGCCATGGCCTCGATGTCGGGGCACGGCAGCTTGGCCTGCTCGGCAGCCAGTTCGATGGCCAAGCCAATCATCAGGTCCGGTTGTTGCGCGACAATCTCCCCCAGCACTTCCTTGAACAGCAGGGTGACCTTCGGCTTTTTCAGGCGGAACAGTGACATGGCGGTCCCTCAGCACATGGGAAAAGGCCGGGCAGCGCCCGGCCTCTACATCTCCTGCCCGATTAGCTACCGCCGAGAGCGAGGAAGCCGGTCGGGTGTGCCGGGATGATGTTCGACAGGTGTGCCAAGTTAGCCCCGACACCGAACTCAGCAGCCGCAGGCTGCAGGCATTTCAGGGTCAGCGTGGTGCTGGCGAAGTCATCCGCGTTGGTGGCGTATTCCAGGTTGCCCGAGATACTGGCTTTCCAGAAGTTCCAGACCAAAGGTCTGCCCGAGCTGTTTTCCTTCTGCACGACGGAGGCCGCCATGTAGTTGGTTTGGCTCACAGCACCGATGGCCACCTGCTTGGCCACAAACACCGGGTCGCCGATCGACAGGTCGAACAGCAGCGGGGTGGAGGTGTCCAGGGTCAGGGTGTTGGTCGAGATCGACTGCACGCGCAGGATCTGCACGTTCTCAGGGGCGTTCGGCTTGTAGGCCACGATCAGATCGCTGGCCGACACGCCGGTGCCGCTGGCCACGATCAACGAAGTCGCGGCGGTGGATGCGGCGGTGCCGACGGTGGTCGCTACGTCAGTAGCGGCGGTAGCGACACCGTCACCGAGAGCGACCTTCAGGTTGCGGCGCGAATACTCGCGCAGCACGGCCGACACTTCAGCGGTCTGACGGACGATGGCGCTGTCCATCAGCTGCTTCGGAAAGCCGCCTTCGAGGTCGACCGATTCCTGGCCGATGGTGACGGACACGGAGTCCACGAGGCCCACGGAGTGCGCCTGCAGGAGCTTCATAGCCGAGGTCAGCGGGCCGATTCTTAATTCCGCTGTGCCGATTTGAAATTTGTTGCTTACCGGGGAGCCGAGGGACATGGCCTATCTCCTGTTTAATGTTTTTAGAATCTGTTGCTGCATTGCTTTACCCAGACGCATTGCCAGAGGTCGCATCGTTGGCCGCCAGATTTCTGGCTGATAGGCACGCCATACCCCGCGTTGGGGACGACCTCCCATAGCAGTCAGCTGTACCGTTGGAACGACGCCGTTTCCTGCAGAGGCCCCCGCAATCAGCGCTCTACGCAGCACGATGTCGAGGAAGCTGGGGGTGAGACGGTTAAACGAAATTCGGTATTCAATGCGGCGTTGGTAGGTGCCCGACGCGGTCAATTTCGGACGGCTCACGCGCACCCCTGCGCGCCCCGGCATCCACCCCGCGAACGCGGTGCGCAACTTGCCTTCGTCCAGCCAGAACAGGTTCGCGCCGTGGCTGCGGTGCCTGCCCTTGTAGCCAGCTGCGCCGCGCTCGCGCTT